ATCGTCCAATTTATTACTTAAATTTGGACGATCAAGAAGATAGAAGAGAATATATGGAAAACCAATTTAAATATTGGGAAATTGAAAATTATGAAAGAATCTCTGCATATGATGGACGAGAAGATGACTTAAGTGACATTATTAAAGGAAGATATCCAGAAAATATGAGTTCTGGAGAAATTGGTTGCACTACATCACATCTAAAAGCAATAAAACACTGGTTGGAAACATCTGATAGTCCATATGCAATTATTATGGAAGATGATGTAGATCTCCAAACTGTTTCTCATTGGAATTTTACTTGGAGTGAATTCTTTTCAAAAATTCCTTATGATTGGGATGTAATTCAACTTGCAATTATATGCACTGGACCACTTCATGTAGTTTTACATAAAAGATTTGTAAATGATTTTTCAACAGCAGCATATATGATTACTCGTCATCATGCTCAAAAGATAGTTAAATTGCACTGTAAAGATGAAAAATATAAACTTGATAACGGTGTAAAACCTCGTGCAGTTGCAGATGATCTTATCTACAATTCTGGAAATACTTTTTCAATTCCTTTATTCTTGTATCGAATTTCATTAGGATCTTCTATTCACCCTGAACATGTAGATATTTTTCATAAACAAAGTCATGATGGACTTTTGAATTTTTGGAAAACTCAAGGTCATGAAATGAATATCACTAGACTGACTGATTATGATCCGTATCTAGGACGGATTACTGAAAGCAAGGAAGTTGACAAATCTTAACAATTCCTATATATTTAACAGAGTTAATAAATCTTCACAATCATGACAGTTACAACTAATGAACATGGTCAGCAGAATATGTTCGCAAAAGAACCCACCATGTACTACGAGAACTATGGTATGGATACACCTAACCAAGTAAAGGAGAAGTATAATGGACGTTGGGCAATGGTCGGCATTATTGCTGGTTTTGTTTCTTATGCTCTCACTGACAAATTCTTCTTCGGGATCTTCTGAGGGTTGACAATGACTTCAACTATCTTTACAATAACATCAGTTGCCTTTTTTGTTTTACTGGCAGCATCCGTTGAAAAAATTTGCGAAACTTACTAATGACCACTTTTAATGTTACTCTCCAATCCCCTGATGGCACTGAAACTACTATTCAATGTGCTGATGATCAGTATATTCTAGAAGCAGCAGAAGAAGCAGGAGTTGATCTTCCTTCGTCGTGTAAGGCAGGTGCTTGCTCTGCTTGTGCTGGCAAACTGATTAGTGGTACTGTAGATAATGAGGAGCAATCTTTCCTTGATGATGAGCAACTTTCTGATGGATGGGTACTCACTTGTGTAGCATACCCGACCAGTGACTGTGTGATTCTTACTGAGCAGGAAGAAAACCTGTGAGTCCTGGAATGCTTGGGCAACTTGGAATTGCCCTTCAAGAACTTGGATGGGGATTTGATGATGATATCTCTGTAGAGATTGGAGGAGTAGCAGTAACAGGAACTGCTACTAGTCCAAATGCAAATCCAAAATGGGCAAAACCATTTGGAACTGTATCTTACCAAAACGATGCTTTCATTGTAATTAAAAATAAATCAAGGAATCCAATCGTTCCTTCAGAATCAAATCCTGAACTAAAACAAAAACATCCATATAATGCTTAAGTATATTTTTGCCTATCTTCGATGGGGATCTTTATCCCCAGAACAAAAAGAAGAATTGAAAACTATGTCATTTAAACAAGTTTTCACTCAACCTTACCTTGCCCCTAAACTTTATAAGCATTGGTGAAACATCTATCTATTTTAAAGTAAACTAATTAAAGGAGAAAAACAAATGAGTAAAATTTTTACTGAAACTGCCGAACGTTGGAATGGTCGTTTTGCAATGATGGGATTTCTTGCAGCTGCAGGTTCTTATCTTCTGACTGGTCAAGTAATTCCTGGAATTTGGTGATGAAATTTAATACTGTTATTAATAAATTTTTGAATAGGACAAATAAAAATATGGAAGTTTCTATGCGTAGAGAAGGATACGAAATCCCTCAAGTTCAATTTGTGTTTCGTGAATCTGGTGAATTTGTAAATAAAACATCTGCTGATCTGTTCAATGGCAAACGTGTTGTCATTTTTAGCCTGCCTGGTGCTTTCACTCCTACTTGCAGTGCCTATCAGTTACCTGGATTCGAAGAGAAATACGACGACTTTATTGGTAGTGGCATCGACGATATTTACTGCATCTCTGTTAATGATGGGTTTGTGATGAATGCCTGGGCACAGGACCAGAACATTGAGAAAGTAAAACTCATCCCAGACGGAAATGCTTACTTCACACGTTCTATGGGTATGCTCGTCAATAAGTCTAATCTTGGATTTGGTGACAGGTCTTGGCGTTATGCTGCTGTTGTGAATAATGGCATTATTGAAAAACTATTTGTAGAAAATAATAAAAGTGATAATGCAGACACTGATCCATATGAAGTAACAACTCCAGATTCAGTGTTTGAATATGTGACATCTTCTGTCAAGGTAGGTACAACTGTATAAGTAATAATATAATTTTTAAATAATACAGTATATTTAATTTAAAACTCTGCGGTCTAAATAGGTCGCAGAGTTTTCTTTTTTATGCCAAGAAATCAAATAACAAAAGATGATATTAAATATTTAATTTTAAAACAAAAACATAAATTAAATAATCAACCATACTTCACTTCAGACCCAAAAACATTTGCAAATAAACATTTAAATGAACTATTGGATAAGATAGAAGAATTTAGATATTAGATAAAATATTTTACAAATTTAATTTTAAATATGGAAATTATTGAACTTTTTCCAACTATAGTTGGAAAAACGCAATTGAATAGAAATTTTACAGGTATTGAAAAGAATACATTTGAATCATTTAAAATGACATCAAATTATTATAATATTTGTAGTGAAGATAATTATGTTTTAAATCATGAAAACTTGAAAATTTTAAAACATGAACTTACTAAAAGATGTCAAGAGTTTATTGAAAAAATTTATGATCCAAATCCTTTAGATAAAGTACTTATATACATAACACAATCTTGGATTAACATTACAAAAAAAGATCAGTCACATCATCCACATAAGCATCCTAATAGTTTTATTAGTGGAGTTTTATATTTAAGTGGTGATGAAGAAATAATTACTTTTTCTAAATCTGATCATAAAATGATTCAAATTATTCCACAGGAATGGACTAGATATAATTCTAGTCAGTGGAAATTGCCAGTGAAAAAAAATGATATTGTTCTTTTTTCATCTGACCTTGAACATTATGTTCCAAAAAATGAAAAAGATAATGATAGAATAAGTATATCTTTTAATACATTCATATCTGGAAACTTTGGAGATCCAGATCAATTAACTCAATTAAAAATCAATTAATTATATATAAATTACTAGATATAGTATAATAATTTAGGTATTAATATGCAAATCGATCTTCATAACTTTTTTAAGTTTTATGATGATAAGAACCCCAACCACGTTGCTGCAGTTCAGTGGTTGGAGGATAATCTTCCAGATAAGTTCCTGGATGATTCGCAATCCGATTGGGTGGGTATTTTTAGGACTGCTCCACCTACACCTGCAGTGTTGCCTGTTCCTTATTTTAATCAGGTAGATAACTACAGAGATGCACATAGAACTTGTAACTCATCTTCCTGTGCAATGTGCCTTGCTTATTTGAAACCAGGTTCAATTAAAGGTGATGATGAATACGTTAAGAAAGTATTTGCAATTGGTGATACGACTGACCATGCCGTACAGACGAAGGTTCTGGCAAGTTATGGTGTTAAGTCACACTTTAGTTACAATTTATCTTTTGATGATATCGATAAAAGTTTGGACGATGGGAAGCCCGTTATTATTGGCATACTCCATAGGGGTTCTCTTTCTGCACCTACTGGTGGGCATATGTGTGTTGTGATTGGTAAAACTCCAGACGGTAAGGGGTATTATATTAATGATCCATACGGATCATTAAATGACAATTATAGTGGTCCAGTTGAAAATGGTAAGAAGACTATTTACACAAAAGCAGTTCTTAAGCACCGTTGGGCCCCTAACGGGTCTGACGGATGGGGACGAATCTTCGATTAATTTTAAACGAAAGATGCTTAAAGTGATTAAAGATCTTACAAATAATGGTAAGCATATAGAAGCAAACGAACTTTATCAACGGTATTTCGGAGACAACAATGGCAAGAATCGACTTACATAACTTCTTCAAATTTTATGACGAGAAGAACCCCAACCACGTTAAAGCAGTTCAGTGGTTAGAAGATAATCTTCCAAATGATTATCTTGAAGACAATGTGGATTGGGCAGAGATTTACAGAGGCAAGAAAGCACAACCAGCCTCTGCTTCTGCTGCTGCAGAGGTGTGCCCTCATTGTGGTAAACCACTGGGAAAGTAGGAGGGGCAGCTCCTTCTACTGGTGCTGCCCAAACAGGTAGTGATGATGTTCCAATGATGGGCATTAAACTAATCAAAGAGTTTGAAGGATGTCATTTAAATGCTTATCCTGATCCCCTAACTGGAGGACTTCCAATCACAATTGGTTGGGGATCAACCCGTAAGAAAGATGGTTCGTCATTTAAACTTGGTGATACTTTAACTCAGCAAGAAGCAGATGAACTTCTGATTGAACAGTGTAAGAATCAGTTCCTTCCATCACTTCGCAAAATCCCACATTGGAACGAGATGTCAGATGGAAAAAGAGGCGCTTTGCTCAGCTTTGCTTATAATCTTGGTGCCGGTTTTTACGGTGGTGATAACTTTAATACTATTACTAAACGCCTGAAAAATAAAGAGTGGGATTTAGTTCCTGATGCTCTTTATCTCTACCGAAATCCTGGTTCAAATGTGGAAGCAGGTCTTGCTCGTAGAAGAAAAGCAGAAGGTGAATCTTGGAAGAAGGGATGATAAATAGTTTCAACCATTTAGTTGAAACAACTCGGGAGTTGATAGCACTTCTAATTAACCTAAATATCAGGTAGAACATCATCACACGGACTGATGGATAAACAAAAGAAAAGGGAAACATGTATGAATACTGTGATTCGTGTTGCTATTCTTGGATGGTCTGCTGCATTACTTACTGCAAGTTATGCTGGTGCTCTTTCTAAGATGGACCCAACATTTATTGCTACTGTATTCACCGCATCTGCTGCTACCTTTGGTATTAATACTATGAAAAAAGGTGGTGATGATGAGGATGAAAAAAAACCAGAACCTAGAAGAGAAGAGGTTGTAGAAACTCCTCCTTCTCCTCCTTCTCCTCCAGAACTTGTTTGGGAAGAACCAATTCAAACGAGAACTGAAGAATTACCTTTAGTTGATTCTGATGCATCACTTGAAGAGAGAGTGGAAGCACTTGAAGCAAAGGTTGATGAAGAAAAACCATTTCAGAGAGGAGATCTCTGATGGCAAAATCGGCAAATAAAGGTAAGAAAGGATCTGGTAAACAACCCAAACAAAATCAAGGCAACGCAACTGCCAAAAAGGCAAAGAATGGTGGAAAGAAAAAATGATTGAGTTTGTGACTTTGACTATTGTTGGGCATGTGATAGTTGGTTCTGATTTATGCCAAACTGATTTTTTAAGTGAAAATCAAATTTACACATTTACATACCCATGCCAAGAGAATGGAACACTCCTAAACGAGAGTGTTGGAATGCTCCAATCCACCAAATACTCAAAGCTATAGATAATCACACCCGTCTTCACATGGAGACGGGTGATTTTTGGCATGAAGAACAGGCCCAGATCTTGAGAAAATATGTCAAAGATTTGAAAATCTGGATACACAAAGAAGAAGGTTGGTGGAACGAATGAAAAAGTTATTCACCTCAATTGGTTTAGTTTTATCTTTAGCATTTCCTGCTATAGCATCATCGTTAGAACCAAAACAACCAACAGTAAGACCTTATAGTGCAGAGGCAATGGGTTGTATGATACTCCTAGAATGCACTGAGGGTATAGAAAAACTCACGGTAGATTCTGAACTATTAAATGATCCCGACTTTGATCCATTCAGAGAAGAACTAAAAAGAATTATTTCTGCTCTTGATAGTGTAAATGTCCCTGTATATGTCGCAGAGGAAAGATATTTTACACCAAGAACAGTAGGATTATATAAACCAAACTATAATCGTTTCTTTGTAAATGAAACTCTTCTCAAAGATCCTAGAGAGTTTCTAGGAACGATGAGGCATGAAGGATGGCATGTGGTTCAAGACTGTATGGGTGGTGGATTGCAAACATCCTTTATGGCACAAGTGCATCAAGATAGTGAAATACCTGCTTGGGTAATGAAGCAAACTAGATTAACTTATGAATCAATGATGCAAAGTCGTGCAATTCCTTGGGAAGCAGATGCAAACTGGGCAGAAGAACAATCGAATGTTACTGCTGAAAAGTTAGAGATGTGCTCCAAGGGACCTCTGTGGGATCAAATTCGTCCTACACCAATGACGATGGATTGGTTGATTGGTTGTGGATGGATGAAACCACAAGAAGGTAAGTATCCTTATTATCCAAATAAGAAAGTAGAGTATTGTACTGAGGGTAAGTATTAATGGATTTTCCTTGGGGAGTTGTTATAATTTTATCTTGCGGTCTTGCTTTTACGGCATATTGCATTTACTACATATTAAATTTAGCACATAAGGAGATGAACGATGAAGCATTTAAGTCTGATACTATCACTCACAAGTCTGAGCATTAGTGCTGCGATTGGTGTAGGAGCATATATCACCTACCAAAAAGCACAGAAGATTCTGAATAACCCAGAACAGTTTGTTGGTAAGGTTGTAGAGAACCAAGTCAATAAAGCATTTGAAAAATTACCTATTCCAAAACTAAATAGTGAGAAGTTTAAGTTGCCCTTCTAATGGATAAGGATCCTTATATCTACAGAATTAAATCTGTTTTAAAAGTTGTGGATGGAGATACAATAGATGCTGCTATTGATCTGGGGTTCTCTATAAGTTTAGAAAAAAGAATTCGTCTTGCTGGTGTCGATACCCCAGAGAGCAGAACAACTGATGCTAAAGAAAAGGCACTTGGTCTTGAAGTTAAAGAATGGCTCAAGAAAAAGTTAGAAGGTCAAACTGACATTATTGTCA